ATCCGTCCAGCAGGTCAGCGTTCAGGCCAACCACCTTATCTGAACTGGCAACCGTAAAAGGTTGCCCGGTGGTGGTGTCAAAGTTCGCCCTGAGCATGGTGATTTCAAAGGCACCCACATCCCAGTTGGCAACCAACGGCACGGTGCCGTCTGATAGCAGGTCACCCGTGCCTGCGCCAGAGGGATAGAACGGGGTCTCGGTGCCCGTGTCATCCTTCCAGTACATGCGCTTGTCGATCTTGGCATAGATCGTGATCCCACCCGCGGGTGGTGTCGATGGCGCTACTCCTTCGTATAGAATGACTTCACTCATAATCCTAATCCTGTGATGCGCTCACGGCGAACGCGTTCCCTGCGTTGAGTCTGGACTGAATCACCTCTTTCTGTGCCTGCTGACCACTGGTCAGAAGGTACTCCCAAACCTCCTGTGCAGTGGCCCCGGCAAGCACAGATGGATTAACCAGACCCGCTGAGTTGGTGGGGATAACCTGAACTTGGTTCTGCACAAGGATGCCACCAATCACATCCCACAGGTCGTTGTTCGATCCGGTCAACACCACTGACCACTGCGCGTCCGGCGTGAACTCCACCGAATAGCCGTTAACAATAGCAATCGACCTCGCAAACGGCAGTCCAGCAATGATGTATTCGGTGTTGTGTTGAATCGCATCATCCATCCAGATGTAATCTTCACTTGCCAGCAGCGCATTGACTTGGGCACGAAAGACCGTCTGCGTATCCACCGTATACACAGTGCCACTGACCAGCGTGCAATCCGCTTGCGGAAAGCTGATCACCTTTGTGCTTGGGTCAATTGTAATCGCCATCAGTTGTCCTCTGGGGTAGTGCTCCCTCCGCGTGCCAGCCATGACTGCCGCTCAATGTTCCATTGCTTTCTAAAATCATCAAGCTCGTTACGCAGGGTTTGGTGCATACCGATCAGCCTTTCGTTCTGGGCGCACAGATCATCCATCATCGACCTGAGCACCTTGTTTTCCTCGTGGATGCCTTTTACTGTGGCGATCTCGCCCATGGTTAACTTGGCCTTGTGGACATCCTGCATGGCACCACGAAGCTCAGCCTCTGTCCTGCGATCCTCTTCCGGTGGGCCACGATCAATCACTTTACCTTTCGGTACTCCATCTACGTCTTCCGTTGTGCTTCCAAATCCCATGCCTTTCTCCATGTCGTGTTCAATTCCAAGTACGTTTCCTGTGCGGATCAGGTTCCACCCTGCCCACAGCATTGCTGGGTTTACGTCCATCGTGGCCTCTCTCTAACTATCGTCTGAAATCATTAACACCAGCAGGTCGGTGCCACCTGAAGCATCAGCCGCTGCAATAGGGCTTTGCTTATACAACGGTGCCGTGGTTGACTTTCGTGCCCAGCCCGTCAACCCCTGTGATGCAGGCCACGTCTTGGAAGACTGGATGACACCACTGGTGTTGGTCAGGCCGGATATTGCCGCGTAGGAAACCACCGGGGTTCCTCCTGCTGAGGCAGCTGCGCCACTGTCCACGCTGTAAGTGAATGTCGTTGCTCCCGTCACCGTGATCTGTGTTTGTTTATTATACAGCTCGTCACCTGCCCCTCGGATCACTACATAATCATTGGTCGCCAACAGGTGGTTGGCTGTGGTCGTGCAGGTAGCGGTTCCACCTGTCTGGGTCAGTGAGGTCGTGCTGGCTCGGTAGGGGAATCCAGAGCCTCCCCCGTTGTCCGCGGTCTCCAGTAACACCCTGACGTTCTCGATCACGTTGCCAGCTTGGTCTTCACAGGTCACCTTGGTGGTTTTCGGATCAACTACCAGCGTTACCGTGATCCCAGCCGCGTCATCCACCCCCACGTTGGCTGTGGTTGCCGGGTTGCCGTCTACCGTGCAGTCCACCAGATTGACGTTGATGCTGCCCGTAGTGGCATCGAACCTCAGCGTTGAACCATTTACATCATCACTGGATGAGAATCCATTGAAAGCGATCCCTGTCAGGGTGATGTCATCATCGACATTAGCTCCGAATCGTATCGCGTGATGCGCGTTGGTGCCCTGTGAAAACGTGCAGTTGTCCAGCTCACTGATGTTGGTTGCACCCGTGGTAGTACGGTTGTCGTACACCGCACCCTCATCTGCCGCCACCGTCGATGTCAAGATGCTGGATTCAGAGATATCTGCTTCGTTTAACACGATTTGTCCACAGGATGTCCACGTGCTGCCCGTGCAGGCACTGCTGCCGTCTGAATTGAACGTAGTGGTAGCGCACTCGTTGAACTGACAGGCATCCCCCGTGAATGTTCCTGCGTTCAGTGTCAGTGTAGATGGAGAAGTTGTACCCAAATGCTGGATAACGATGTTTGTCCATTCCACGTTTGAGCTGGCGTTCCTGATCTCAAATTCGTTGAATGTGGACGCTACGAATGGGTCTTCCAGTATAACGATGTTGCGTCCACTGTCTCTGAAGTCCACAGAAGTGGATACAGTCCCCATGACAAACGCGCCATGGAATTGGTAGCCACCAGCCACGGGCGTCAGGATTCCCCAACGTCTCGCGTTATTAGCATCAAACGTGGCTGCACCGTCAAACGTGGCGTAACCGTTGGTCACGTCACCGTTGGTGCATTGCAGTTCACGCCCATGGCGCGACACGTCGATAGCGTTGGGGTTACCTTTCAGTGAGCCACTACCCAGAATCTTCCACAGAAACCCCACGCGATTCGTTGTGGTTGGTGTGCCAGTGGTGGTGCTTGGTGTCTGGGTTGGGTCTACAGCATATGTTCGCCACCCAGCCAAATCAGAACCCCCACTGTTACTGCCATCAACATAAAAGTGATCGTAATCTGCTGTGCCGTCACCAATTATGAATTGCATACCACCGTTAGCTACGGTGTCCATGAGGTTCCGGTTATTCTGCTTCCCCCACACAAAAATGGCGTCACCAGCCGCCACTGTATGGGTGCCCGTGTTAGTTATCATGCCTTTGGTAGTGGCAGTAAAACCTGCTTTGGATACGCACTGGGGGGTCTCGATAAAGTAGTCCGTCTCATCAGAAAGTCCTGATGCACCACCACCTAACGCATCATAGTTGCTTGCCGCATCAGCATCATCTATTAGCGTCAAGTCTGTTGCGTATGTTGGTGCAGCCATCTATCCCTGCCATGTCGTATGTGGCCCATAGTGCTCAAGCACTAAGGGCAGTTTATACATGGGCCTCTGATCTATTTTGATCAGTTGCCAACGCGCACGTGACGCGTCCTCATCGCCCACTTTCCCCCAGTCCGTGATCCGTGGGTCTTCCTGCTTGTCCACGCAGATGACATCCAGCGCGTACATATTATCCAGTGCCTGCAACGCCCCCCACGCCAAGTAATACTCAGCGTAGGGGAAGTTGCCACCTTCGTGCCTGCGGCACCATGAACGCCACACGGACGCTGGTTTCCGCAACGGGACAACAATCTTTCTTTCGGCAACCCGGCGAACCAGTGAACCCCATTCGTTGGTGGTGTGCACGTGATCCTTTATGCCAAGTCGATCTTTCAAAAAGCGTGTCCCACAATGCGGAACAGAAACAATTATCGGATCAGGTATCATCAATACGGTTGACTGAAATAGTCCCTCCATTGGTGCCCATCGTACCCTGCGCCTCCGCCGTCTTGATTGGGGTCGCACCACCATCGCGCACGCGCATGAAGTGATCCCGATCAGAATCGTAAACGTAGCTGAAGGTATCCGATGTTCCCGTTGCCACGTAATCCAGATAACCAATGAACACGTTGTTGCCAGTGGTCGCTTGGTTCGTACTGAAATCCGTGGATGGGATCGTGAAGGTGTCTGCCCCGGTATCGAATGCCGTGTACCTGTGCAACGAGTACAGCCCATCATTCCGCTCAATACGGATGGAACCCTTGGTTCCTGCCAAGGTGGGCGTATCAGGCGGCAACGGATCGTTCACTGTTACCGTGGTCACGTTGGTTGCGGACAGCGTGCCGTTCAACGTCATCTGGCCGAAGTTGATATCCAGATTCACCGCATCCTTCTCAGTCACCAGAACGTAGTCACCAGAGATAAAGCCAGAGGCTGTCATGGTGACGTTGTTGGGTGGTGAAATCGGATTGTTCTGCAAATCAAAGTAGGTATCCGCAGCAGCGGCATCGTCTGCATTAACACCCAGACCGTACCCACCAATCAGTGCCGAACCCGTTGACTGACCCACGAACGGGGTTGAGACCGGACGCTCCGTGGCGTCTGCACTCAGCACGTAGTAGTCCGTGTGATCCGTGGCATCGTACAGCCGGGTGTTGTCCAGCGGGGCTACACCCTTGGTCAACTGGTAGTAGAAGTTGCCCGTGGCACCGTCATCATCGAATGCCATCACCTTCGCCTCACCTGCTGAGTTCTGGATTTCACCACCTGTTGGGGCAGTAGTAGTGGTTGCCTGTGCGCCAGAGGTCTGCCCGGTGAATGATTCAGTAGCACCCACGGTGCCCTCTTCGACATCCACGATCAGGGACGTGTTCACCGTATCAACACCCAGAACCCTGCCCTTCCAGACTGGAGTTGCGGTGTCTTCATGGACTGCCTCACCTACCGTGAACGGGCCACTCGTGACCGCACCGTGATTGATGTAAGTACCAAACACGTGCTTGTCGTTGGTTGCCGTAGTGGGTGTGCCAATCTCAGAGTCGTACGGGGACGAGTGTGTTGGGCCACGATGTAGCTCACCATTCTCACCCTGAAGAGTCTCTGCCGTGGTATCCGCAGAAGAATGCTTCAGGTACTCATAGAACGTGTTCTTGGATTGTGCACCCAAATCCCACTGTGAGTAGTATTCCTCATCCGTACCGTCACCACTGATGTCGATCAGCCGCAGACCTTCGGTGTTGGTGATATCTGAGATAGAATCAACGGTTGCCCATGGGGTGGTGTTGTTCAGATCGTTGGTGTCTGACAGCGCCAGTACGTTATTGCCGGGGGAAGTGCCGTTAATCGGGAACTCACCATAGGTTTTTCCATACCTGCGGTTCTGACCCAGTAAACGCCTGCGCCCGATATCCACACCATCTTCCCTGACCTTGACCATGAAACGGTGAGAAATACCCTGACCTGCGTCTGGGTTGAGACCCACCTGAATTTCGTAGGCATCACTGATATCCCAGTCGTTGTCCGTGCCCCCGTACAGGACACCCGTGATGGTGGTGGCGGTATTCGCTGTGATCAACGCCACGGAACCGTCCGTGGTGTTCTTAATCCAGTAATCCACCCACTCGTTGGTTGTCCAGCTTGCGGTGCTGTCTGTCAGTACTGCCGCATTAGCCGCGCCATCGTGCGTGCCCGACTGCCAGCCTGCGTTCCAGTAGTCGTCCGAAAGGACAGCGCCGTTGCGCCAGACCTGAATGTGAACATGCTTATTGCCGAAGTTCACGATACCATCCCAACGCTCCTCACTTGTGCCGGAACCTTGGGTGATTGAGCCGTCATACAGATGCTCAATCGCGGTTGCGTCCACGTTGTAACGTACACCACCTGTGGCAGTGTAGTCCTTCAACCGGATGATGTTGTCAGTCGAGCGATCCGTTGCCTCTTGGTCGATGATATCGTGCTCGTCATCGCCCACGAACTCTGGATCGTCTGCAAGGGCCGCAATCCATCTGTGCCATTGGATCACGGTGGAGTAGGATGCGGCCTGTGTGACCACACCAGTACCTGTACCCGCCCCTGTTGCTTCAAAACGAGTGCCAACATTACTATTTGCTGCACCCACGAGAGTGAAGTCAGTGCTACCAACTTCTCTGATTTGATAGTACGTCCCGGTAACAAAGGCACCAGCGGCAACTGTAGTCGTAGGACTATGGTCAAAGCCGATGTACCTGATGTTTCCTGTGGCGCGATCTACCGACCAGTCACCGTCAATCATTGGCATTTTACTACTCCTTTATAGCCATGTTTCCGTTATGAAATCCAACTCACCTCCCCCGGTGTAAGTAAAAGTTTTCCGCAAGGTCGTTCCATCTCGCTTGCTGTCCACTTGGGTTAATTGTCCACCCACGTTGTAGGTGAACTCCTTCTGCTCCCCGTCAAAGTAATCTATCTGGGTAAGCTCTCCACCTACATTGTAAGTGAAGTCTGGTTCACGCAGGCGGGTTTCGGGTCGGTCATGCAGCACGACCAGCCGCCCGGTGATATCTATTGAACCCTCAACCTTCAGGCTTTCCCACACGATATACTGATGGTTCAGCACGACACTCACGCTTTCCCCGGCAGGGATCAGCTCCGGCGTAGTGGGATAGCCATCCGCAAGGTCTGGCTTGTCCAGCAGGTTGTTCCATGAGGTTTGGTGAGGATTGTTATAATCAGTAATATGGTCGCTCAGGTCTGGTGACACGCCTATATAGTCATACACCACTTCGTCAAATCGTTCTACAGAGGACGATATGACCGCTTCAACAGGAACCCCTGAGCTGGTTCCGCTGATTTTTTCGATCTCGACACCCGTTATCACTCCACCAAACCGCACTAATGCGGACTGTGTGTCGGAAAAGTCCAGAACATGCCCGGTGTCTACCGTTGCCTCCAGCGCAGATTCAGACTCTGGGATGAATCGGACGGCATACTGATCGTCGATAGCGCTATCCGCCACCATGGAAACTTGGTGATAAACCATGTTGGTGTGGTTCTGAAGTAGCTTCGATCTGGAGCTGAACCCAGACTGGCCGTCGAGCAGCTGACTGCTGACATAATCCAGCCTTTGGTCTGCCACCCTATCCCCATCCCACGATCTGCGGTTACGGGAGAATGATGAGATGACAGCACTAATGCTGGTATCAACCGGGTCAATACTCTCTATGGAAATGAGTTGCAAACCACGGATCACGCCCGTGAAGTTCACGTATGCTGAGTTCTTGTCCGTCAGGTCTAGGATCAGCCCAGTATCTACCGCAGTATTAACCCCATCAGCATCAGGGATGATTCGAACCGAGTAAACACCTGCTGTCGGGGTGTCGTTGGCAACCAGACAAACTTGGTGATTAGTCAGGTTTTTGTGGTCGGGCAGTAAGCCAGCCCAGTTGCGCTGGGCACCAGAAAGCACACCGTTAAACAGTGTTGTCGAATGCTTTCTTAGTCCACCATCACGCCTTGGCATGACCTACTCCGGTTTATGTGACCTGTACATGCCGCCTACCGGGGTAAACCCCGCCCGGTCAAACAGCTTATCCACCACGCCCCTGCCCTTGGGCACCTGCGTAGCGCACTTCACTTCAATGACGCGTGGCTGAGACCACGCCCATGCCTGTAATGCTTGCAGCATCAAAACCCCATCCCCTCTGACTTCGGAATAAAACGCCCAATCAGTGACATATCGACGCCCTCTAGTGGGGTCAGTCCACCAGTATTGTTCAACACCTGCCATGAGGAATCCGTGCAGGTGATTGTCATGCTCGGCAACGATGAAAAGCTTGTCTCGTGCTGCACAAAAGGCACGCATAACGGCGAAGGCTGTTGGCCTGTGGATTTCTGCTTCTGTTTCGCCTGATCTGTCATGTAGTCTCTGTCCTATATCGTTCAGTATGAGAGGGATATCGTTTTCAGTGGCCTTTCTAATCAACTCAACCTCCTTGCTGGTTTGGTTCTCCCGTTATCGGATTGTAAGGGAAAGATGCCCAGTCCGGGTATCCGTTGCTGTCGGTTGGTATGCTCTGGTTGTTGGCGTTAGGCTGCATCCAGTTGTAGGACAAAAAGTCCTGTTGATCACTAGATGTCGCGTTAGCAAGGCCCAGCTGGAACTGTGAGAAATAATCCCACTGCTGTCTGAACCACGCCATGCCCTCCTGCATCGCAGCTGCTGACTGTTCTGGCGTCAGGTTTGGGTTATTCGCTGCATCCATCACGGAAGCGAACCCATTAATGTAGAAGTTGGTCATCGCCTGCATTGCATTGACCCGCACCGTAGCATCCGTCTGTGCGCCGATGACCCCCAACTGGTAAGCATAATCCTGTTTCGCTTTCAGGAAATACTGGTCCATCTCCTTATCCATCAGCATGCCGCGCCCCTTGTAGTCCATCACGATGGACTGTAACTGGGCATCTACCCGCTGGGTCTGGAGTGCTGCCGCCTGTTTGAACGCTTGATCAGACAGCATGGCGTTGTGAATAAAGCGCTGCTCTGCCAGTGAATACTGGTTTGCCATTGCTGCGTTAAACTCGGCTGACCGGGCATACGTGCGTGCGTCCTCAAACGCCACCTTGAATGCGGTATCCATCGCCGCCAGCTCACCAAACCCTGCTGCCATAGCGGAGTTCTGTCCGCCCCCTGCAAGGTGAGAACGAATGGCTTTCTGCCGTGCGTTCTCAAAGAATGGGGAGTCTCGGTCATAAAGCTTGTCCAGTTGCCCCGCAACTGTCTGCTCTTCCGTCACATCCCATGGGGTCATGGTAGGATCAGCGGTTCCAGAGTCCAGCACAGGTGCGGCTGATTCGGTGTCTACTCCGGGCACCTCATAGTCCATGTCCATGCCGCCACTGATCTCATCCGCTTCGTCGGAATAATCAGGTACACCCCCCGTTTCCTCCACGATGCCATCATCGGGGATGAAGTTCTTGTCCCTGTCGTCGATGATCTTCTCGCCCGTCTTCGGATCGTAGTTGCCGGGATCGTCCTGCTTGGGAAGTTTGTACGGTAACGTGGTCGAATCCCACCCAGTATCGTCTGCCGGAGGGGTTGTGGTTGAGCCTTGATTGGGGTCAGGTGTGCCTTTCTGGTTTTTATTGTCATCACCCTTGAACTCGTCTATCACTTTCCCTATCAAGCCATTTTTAAAAAGTCCCATCTTCCAGTCCTCAAATTATGGTATCTGACATGCCAAGCTGTATCCGATACCCTTTGTGCATCCCGCACTTGTAAATGTATTTCGGTGTACCGATTGCCATTTCCTTTGGCACCAGCGGGTCAAAACGATCCCGCTGATAGGCCCGGTACAGGTTATTGGTGTCATCGCCCTGATCTTCAGTCCACCACATGATGACATCGCTTGCGTTTGTTTGGGTGGTGCGTTTGTCATCCAGTGTCAGGGTGGGACAGAACACGGCAAACGGTAACGTGGTCGTATCCCACCCAGCCACTTGGGTATTGTACCAATACAGGTATGCCTGATTGTTCGACGTGTAAGCAATGTTCACATGCCCGTTCTGGTCAAACGCCAGTGTGCACTGCGTCACTGCTGGCGCATTAATAATCACACTCGGTGAGCCAGTGGTCTCTGGGGTGACTGTAAAGTCCCCTGATACAAAGTCCCACGTCAATGCCCACACCTGATAACTCAAACCTGAAGATGGGTCATTCAAGGCAATTGGGCCTGCTTCATAGTCTTCGTCCAGCGCACGATCTCTTTCGTCTGGCGCGATCCATTCTGCTTCCACAACCTGAGTTGACATCCTGTCTTCAGCAATTGCCATTACACCTTCTCCGTCCAGCCCAAAATCCACTTCATGGTCATCGTGTAAGTGTTGTCTTTTGGCACCGGGTTGCCACCGGGGTTTGAGTCATATTGACACTGATAATATCCTGCTGTCGTACCAATGCGGCTGGAACGCATGTCACCCGCAAGATTCCACCCGGTTGGGCCAACCGGACACACCAAGACGATCTCATAAGAATTATTGACGTAAGATTCCGCATAGATGTTTCCGGCATCATCATGGTTTGCCGTATTGCCACTTGGTGACTGTTCCAGCGTTCCAAGCACATCATCGTATGCGGTCCACGTGCTGTTGAATGGCGCATATTCTGTAATGGACAACCCAATGTCTGATGACCAACGATCACCCGTTACCTCGGCTGCACGAACGGTGGTGTCATAATTTACCGCATCCAGAGTAATGCTATCGGTGTCGTCTACCAGCGGTGGGTAGTACCGAAGCTCATACGTCACATCCAGAATCTCATCCGACAGTGGCGTCACCGTGGTGGGTACTTGCGTATCAGGATCAACAATCAGCGCACGACTGACCAATGTTGAGCCGGATGACCCCCAGCCCACACCAGCTTCTGACAGGTTCTGCCCACCATGCCCTGCACCTTGAGCAAAACGAAATGTCTTGCGCTTCCATCCATAGTACGGAGCGGACGCTTGGGTACCCTCTGTATTTGCCACGACTGTGCTGGTCGCAACAACGAACCCCAACAGCTGGGTATCTGACTGCGTAGGCACCGTGCTATCGGTTCCAACGTGACAGTGGGTCAACCAATTTGACTGCGTGTTCATGTTGTTGCGACCACTGTTCAAGATCGTGTTTGGGAAAAACCCGGTGTCTATCCGGCAACGATTCAACACATCGTCTGGTCGCCACACCTGAAAGCGCAGAAAGCCTTTCATGCCAAGGTTCATCCGTCCCATTGGGACTACAATTTCTTTTTTGGGAACGATGATATCCATATCAGTGCCTCTGCCACGTCATTCGCAATGTTATGTTGATGATTTTCGTCTCGGTTTTATTCAGACCAAACCCATCACTGACACGTTCCCAGCCAATCTGAACCCCATACTGATTGCCGGGGGGTTCATAAAAGTTCATTTCGTGGGTGGTAGCCAAGATGCCATTGGATGAGGTGCCACCGTTGGTGTAGTTATTGGCATGGTCTAAGTCCCAAAAGAACCTGCGGTCACTGTAACCAAAACCACCCCCTAAATCCGTAACCGTAGTCGCATAACCACCTTTAATAGCGTTATGAAATAGCGTGGGATCACCCAGTGTCGTAGATGAAATTATTGGCCCACCAAAGGCCCGGTGCTCTTGCGCGTTTGTCGCCCAGATGAATCGTCGGTGTGCTCCCGTGTCTGGGTCTCCCAGTCGCCAAGGACGGAGCGTGTAGTCATACAGCTCTGATTCAATGGTGACTTGCCCGGTTATGTCGCTCAAATTGGGGTACACAGTCAGCCGATGATAGACATCCAGTGCCTGATCTACTGCTTTGGGAATCGGTGTCCCCAACACACAACGAATCGACATATTTGCATTAGTTTGGAAATCCGATAGGCCCAGCTCTCGCACAGTGCCTGTGCCAACACCCACATTGAACCGCTTGCCGATGGTGGATGAAAACTCGTAATTTGGAGCACCCGCACGAGTATAGGCAGCGGTCAGGTTATTGTTTGAGTACGCCAACCATTGAATCAGTGAGTTGTCTGTAAACGCTGCCGCAGTGCCGTTACTGCCTATGTGCATGTAGTTATACCAGTTCTGTGATCCAAACCGGGTCAGGCCAGTATCAGTGATGATGTTGTTCTCCCAACCCGTGTCTTTCACAACATTCAGGTTTTCATCGCGCAAAATGCACCGCACTTCGCCTTTTAACCTGTATGCAGGCATAGTCAACATTATGCCAACGTCTGAGTATTTCTTGATATGTGCCATAGTTCTTCCTTAAACGGGCGTCATTGAGCACCCTGATGGGTCTATGCTGCAAGCCAGCTGTAATTCTTCGTCTGGTGTATCAACGGTGACCAGTTTGTCCACCACTTCCGCCTCTACTAACTCATACGAAAAGTCCACATCGTCCAGCTCTGGGGCTGCGGACAGTAAAATGGTTCGAACTTCCACAGCCTCAAGACTGTACGAAAAGTCTACATCATCCAGCTCTGGGTCTGCGGTCAACAATATCACTTTGACCTCTACCTCTTGTAAGCTGTATGAGAAGTCTGCCTCATCAAAGGGCACGGGTTCCATCAGACACTCACCCATGGTAAGCCCCGTTTGCAGATCATCGTTGATCTCAATCGGGTACAGGGTGGTGGTCAGGATGGTCAGGTCAGGTGTGGGCTGGGTTTGATTGTCCACCAGCCCAAACTCGTGCATGTTGCGTACCACCGGGTCTGCAAGGAACAGCTCGGTGCTGTAAATCAGGTTCTTGTATACCCCGTCATCGTCATCCCAGATCAGGCTACCTGCTGTCAGGGTGGCTACATGCCCAGCATCTCCCGCATTCTGTTGATTCTCGCGCCGATAGAAGTCTCCATCCGGCAAGCCAGATGTGAACTCCTCGGTGTTGCGGGTCTCGCCACCTACGATGGGTGATGAACCCAAGTACGTGCCCCCGGTGTCTTCGAACTGCGCCCAGTCCACCACCACCCATCCTTGGGTGGTGACATCAATAACGGACGGGTCAGGATCATCCGCACTGGCAGGATATACCCGCACACGAAACTGGTCATGGGTTCCATCGTTTGTCAGGGTAATGACTGCTTGATACCAGTCGTCCCAGAGGAAAATGCCCAGATCGTAATTGTCACTATCGACTGCTCCCACGATAGTGGCGTTCTGTATATCCAGCCTGATCCTGCCCGTCTCAACCGCAGACGCGCCACCAATCAGCTCTGCCTCGAAATCCACGTAGCGAGACAGCGGGGTGGTTACGTCATTGTGCTGTGGTGTGTATACCTGATTGCCTTCCTCGTCCAGTGATCTCCTGATCCACATGGTGAAGTCTTTGCCGCCCACCGCTGGCGTCACGGAAAATACCCGCTGCACGAATCCATCCGTGACCCGGCTTGCCCCTTGCAGGATAGAAGCACGCGCAGGCCAACCGTCTATTCCGTATTCTGATTGGAAAACAGGGTTGCGGCAGTCATTGACATCAATGCCAGATAAGCCCACCTGATCCCATGCGGTGAAAGTGCGGAAGAAGCTGAACGGTATCTCGTTATCGGAGGTGACCTCACGCGCCACACCATCCAGAATGCCGGATGAAACAGGCACGGGCGGGTCGGCAATCGCCACGATGATGTTGCCATTGGTGCCATCAACCACACTGACGTTCTCGTAGCAGTACACACCCCGGTCACTGGAGACCTCGTACACGTCCACCAGATAGACCGACGAGCTTCCTTCCAGCAGCACGAACTTCAGGTCACCGCCATCGTATTGGAAGGTGAACGGCGCATCCTGAAGGTACAGGTCATCGGTAGGTGGGCCTGCCGCCCATACCGTTACCTCGTTTTGCAGCCTGATATCAGCAGCATCTCCTGCTGTCAGCCGCGGGTGGACCAGATACGTTTTACCAATCTCCAGTGTGGAGCTGAGGTCAACGGACTGGCCCACCGATGCCAGCGTCAGGGTCTTGGTGCCGTCCACCCAAGTGCCCGTACCAATGCCTGACAGGGCGATGCTGGCACCGATGGTCGTGTCCTGTATCTCGCCAACGAACTCTTGATCGTCAGCACGCAGGACTTCAATCTGAAAGTCTGTGATCTGGATATCACCCCCGGCGCTACCGGACGGCGACATCAGGGAAATTTCCATCAGCGTTTTAGGATACTCACGATCCAGTACCAGAGAAGTATTTGCATTGTCTTCCTTGGTGACATTGAGGACAGCCCCGTAGGTCTGCCACGTGGTGCCCATGCTGACTTGCTGGATGTCATGAACGGGTGGGGTAAGCGTGGTCTTCCCCATGAAGGCACATACCACCCGCAGGCTCTCGTCCGCACTCACCCCACGACCCTTGAAGCTCACCACCACCTTGATGTCATCTGCCTGTGTTGACGCTCGTCCGAACGATGGCAGGATGAAGTGGCTCAGCTTGCCGCCCGTTGTATCGAAGCTCAGCCGCTGAACATCCTCGCTGAGTGGCCCAGCCCCAGCGTCCGTGGTGACCGTCACGTCTGTAACCACCCACGCCACGCTGGTCAGGTCACTGGCTGTGGCACACCAGTTCTCCACCTGCCGTGAGCCATAAAACCGTGGCGTATCGGTAGGGAAGTAATGGAATGCTTGGTGCAGGTCGATCCCGGTTGCATGATCTGTGCGGGTGAATCCCAGTGTGTCATCACCTGCCGTGTTGCTGAGATCACACTGTAATGGGTACAGACGCTCTTCGGTTCCTGCTTGCAGTAGGCTGGTGACGTTCTTGGTGGATGCAACACATATCCACGTGTTGGCACAGATGTCCCAGAAAAAATCCAGTAACGCACTGGCGTACGGGCCATCCCCGGTGTACAACTCCCACCAGTTTCCCAGCCCGTACTCTTTCCATGTCTGTGCACCCCACAGGTTGAGGATTTTGTAGTTGCTGCCATGGATCAGTAGCGACACCCGGTACTGCGATTCATTCAGCGGTGGTGCCATGGAGATGGCTGTGTCCCCAGTCAGCGTCAGCTCTTGCAAGTAACCGTTGTCAGGGCGAATGGTGATATTGCCTGACAGCACCGTGGTGTTGACGTAAGTGGTCAGGTAGGTGTTGATGTTCAGTGCTTGCAGACGAGTGAACGCATCTTCGATGTTTTTGAACTCATCCACAAGGTGCTTGGCACGCTCTCGCCTGCCAGCTCGTCCCCTGAAGTTATTGGTGTAAAGAGTGCCCATTATCTCCAGTCGTAAATGTCGTCGGGGTTCAGCGCACTGAAGATATCCAAATGATGCCTCGCCCAGATGATGTGAATCCAACCTGTGCCGTCATAAATACACTGCACCGCACAGCCATAGAAACCAGCGTACTGGGTGCCGTTGGTGCTACCGTCCAGATTGGCGTACATGTTCCACGGTTTCCCATCCATGGGATCATCCCGGTCATGAGACCAGCACGTTCCGTCCCTGAGATCGAATCTACCGTAGGTGTCATTGTCGATGCTGCCTGCATTGGCAATGATCAGGGTAATCAATCGCGGGTCGGCCTCTCCCGGTGTGTCAATGGTTATACTTGTGTCGCCCTGTATTTCCATGTAATGGATGACACCAAAAGCTGGATCAATAGTGTACGAATTATCAATAACACCGTGATCATAGATGTTCTCCTCGGTCAGCGTGTGGGTGCCTATCTGCTCTTCAAAGCAGTCGAACACCCGTTCAATCTCTTGAAACTCCCGGTCAATCTCATCGTCCGTGATCGTCTTACCGAACTCGGCTGTGATCTGCGGGACGTAAATACATTCTTGTGGCATCAGTAGGTCACCAATTGCTGGATGTCGTTGTAGTCAATCGCCGCCTCTTCATCGTTGGCGGCATGCACCTGAACCATCACCCCGGTGTTCTGGCTGTAGGTGACAATCAGTGATGCGTTATAGAACCCATCCCCCAGCACCTGAGCTGGCATATACACTGTCCGGTTGACTCCGAACACGTGTGACTGGCCGGAAGGAACCGTGATTGTGAAGCGGGTGTCTTTGCTGCGGCACCGCACCACGATATACACCCGGTAAGGGTCTCCGGCGTTGTGCTCCTTAATGGCGATCTCGAAGCTCTCTACGTCAGCCTCAACCTCCAGCCTCTGGATCAGCCCACGAGCAGGAAGTATTTCCGCAAGCTCGCCTTCAACCTCTTCCACATACGTGTCATATCTAACCTCCTGCCCAATGGCATCAATGCTTCCACCCCATAATTCAAGAAAATAGGCCACCCGCCAGAACTCGTTGACGAGATCATCTGCGTCCATGACGCTGCCATCGACATCAGTGTAGGTGCTTGTGTACGGTTCAAGTGCAGCCATTATGCTCTGATGATCCTCCTGCCACTGATATGATATTGCACCGCGTAGCAGATGTGGGGGGTCTCGTTCACTTCTTTGTGGTAGACAATCAAGCTCACGTTTCTGGCGTGTGTGTCCATCGGTACACGTATGTCCCCTTGGGACGCTCGTGAGTAGAGAAAGTCACCGTGTCTGTCGATGCCGTAGCGTCCGCCTCCAAGCGGAATCGACTCTTCAAGGATGCGTTCATAGTTCTGGGCATCCTCGTTGTAGTTGTAATCCGCAGAGACCCGCAGGGTTGTTCTGCCACTTCCGGTGATGTACACGGTGGCTCGTCGGTATCGTTTGTTTTTTTCCGGGTTCCCCGAAAAATGGTAGGCAGTAACAAAGTAGGCTTCCATCTCTTGCCCATTGAAATTCTTCCCCACATCCACCTCGTACACCCACCCGTCTGAGTCTGACACGAACAGGCGCTCCACCTGATTGCCCTCTTCGTTGATCAGCTCTCCATTAGCGGTGTCGGTGATGCTCAGTCCGTAGTCAATCAATGTGATGCCATTCACCCTGTTACCGGAGAACCCGATAGAAATAGCGCCAGCATCTGCGAAAAAGCAGCGGTACACGCTCCTGCCTTTGTTCACCACCGATCCCTCCACTTGTGTCTCATGGAGGAACTTCTGTACCAGTGGATCAATCAGCTCACTCATCTGTGCTGAGGCAAAATCTCCGAATGCGTCTGTTGTTGGCAGAGTAGAAAAGCCCCTGTCATCCAGATAGATCGACTTGCCGATGCGTTGCAGTGTGTCCGCTATCGCCCCCGTGTCAGAGTTGTGGAGCTTGAGCTGGATGTTCTCCTGCACAAAGCCCTCCAGCCGGAACGTCTTATTCCGGGTGAACACGAAGGATACGTCCCCCACTTCTTCAATAAACCCGGTGATCTCATCGCCTGCCAGAATCTCATTGGCACCCAGCACAGGCTGAAACGAGAGTGGGTTATTCTTCCCTGAATGTTGTAAAGACCCACCCACGTACGCCAGCAATAGCTGACCCCTGTGTACACCTATGTGGGTGGGCTGATCGAAAACCATCCCTGTCTCAATCAACGTGAAGATGGTGCCATCAAACTCGAAAGCGTTACTAACGCCATTGACCCCATACATCCGGTACGTGCTGGTGTGTCCGCCAAAATTGTAGTTTCGGAACCTGTACTTGCCGCCTGCCGGAAGCTCTTGCTCCAACTGCGGCAAAATGCTGTCTGTAACTGCCACCTTGTTACCGCTTATTTCCAAATCCTCCGCAGAAACAAAGGTGCCAGTAATCGAATCCGTGACGATGTACCCCTCACCATCCCCTGTCCAGTAACCCGCGGTCAGCACCGCACGCTTGATAACGCACGTGGCACCGCTGGACACACCTGTCAGGGTCTGCCCCTCGACTGGCCTTGTCTGTCCGTCCACAAACCTGACTTTCCAGCCCAGAGCCTGTTGCTCCCAGCCCGTAGCGGTTGACTTCCATAAGCTCCCGCCCCCTGCGATCAGGTCTCTGAAGGCATACACAGCACCGTCATAGACGTGTACGCCACTCACCGGGCCTGTGCAGGTGCCCTCACCCACCTTGGTGATGAATGAGCGCCTGTAATCTTCAGCAGCAAGCTGTGCCTGATCATGGAGGTCTTCATCTTCCTGACCCTCGAACTCCGTGCCGGACGAGCTGGTGGCCGCAGCGCCGGATGTTGCGCCCGTCCACGTGGCTCCTGAGTCCACATCGTTGGTCAGCTCACTGATGATCATGTAACCCGAATCATCAGCTGCTTCGGCATCAATCACGTACTCCACCACAATCGCAGTCTCTGACCCGTCAGTCACCGTCTCACCATAGACAAACGGGCCACCAGAGATGCCAATCAGGTCTACCTTCCAATATTCAGCAAGGTGTGGACGGATACGCCCATCGAAGACTTCAAAGCCGTTAATGCGCCTGTATGCGCCAGTTTGATAGTGTGGCTCGTAATTACGGCAGGACAACAGCATGCCGGGGGGAATCCCATCAGCAGCTTCAACAAAGTTCAGGCCACCGCGGAGATCAATCTTATCCCCGGTGAGCACATTGGTCGCACGCCTGCGCCTGTAATTGTTGGCCTTGGCCTGCCCTAGACGAAACATTACCAGTTACCTCCGCATGACAGTGGCTGATGTCTCCACCTGTAACATCTGGTCACTGTTCTCCATCCGCTGCCACTCAGCCTCAGGTGCGTGCACTGACAGCATCTGGTTGAAGGTGACCTCGTACTCAGAGGTGGCACCGACATCCACTTCCGGCGCATCCTCGTGTTCTGCATACATGATCTTGGCCCGGACCACGATCAGTCTGGAGAAGTCATCAGGAATGCGGCTGGTGCTGGTGCTTGTCCGCATCTCAAGCGGTTTGCGCCAGTATTCATAGCGGCAGGTCATGTCTGAGCTTTCGATGGGTTCAGACAGCAAGATCACCCGGTCAGGTCTGATCGTCCAGAAGGATGGGTAATCGTTTGGTGCCTGTGCCTCGTACCCGTACATGACTGAGAACTCGTTCCACGCCATGTACTGCGGGAAGAATGCCTCCCCGTTGGGGTCGATGATGGCCAGACGATCCTTGGCAATAGAGTTGACCAGCACCGTATGCTCGTTGGTCTCCTCGTCACCCTGATTGTCATCTCTGGGTGAGGGAACTACGGCACTGTCCGATGTCAGGCTGGCGTCTTCGCGTGACCACAGGAAGTCCCAGTCAATGCGCTCACGCTGTATCTGCATGTCTGAGATGCGTATCCAGTATGCCACCTTCGCAGCATCCCCTTCCGCACCCTCAATAGAAGACGGGGCATTCCCACCGTTCAGCCCCGTCTCCAAGATCATGTCAGATACCATTTGCAAATAGGTATCTGTCGCCATTGTCGGCTCCTTTTATTCGGTGTGCTTTGCGATATACGCGACCAGTCTCGCCTTGACCCCCGGTCCAGCCTCTGGCATCCCGAAACCTGTTGCCTTGCTGACCTTCTCGCCCAGCTTCTTCAGGGCAGGGACGGTCATGGCACTCAGCTCCTTCATGCGATTGGCCTCGCTATCGTCACGCTCCACGACTGCTACTTCTTCGTTGGTCGGCGTTGGCTCTGCCTTGGTTGTTGCTGACGCATCGACAGCCACTCCCTCCCCGTTGAAGAACATACCGTCTTGCATGGTCTTCTTCACCGGGTCACCGTACACCACTGCGAAATAGCGTCCACGATCCAGTTTACGTACACTCATTGGCCTTTCCTCCTGTTGCTTAGTCCCAGTTGTAGTAGTCGTCGGTTTCAAGCCTTTCGGTGAAGCTGACGCCTTCTGACAACGGGGGGTCTTTGCGTCCCGCCAGTTCAGCATGTGTTCTCGCATACCTCAGGTTGGTGGGACTCTTGGGCGATGTGTAGCTGCGGCCTGACTCTTCATCGCTGTCAATGCAGCAGAGATCAGTGCTGTAGCCACCTATCTTCCGAATACGATTATCTTTTGCCATTGCCTTGTCCTCAGTTAAGTAAGGGTGGGCAGGCTGGCCTCAGAGGGGGGGGGAGAGAAACCAGCCTACCCGTAGTCCGCATCCCAGCAGACTAAAACCTACTTGCCTTTAAAAGGCACCGTGGCAGCTTTAGCAGGCATCTGAGCTGGGCCGCGACGATCCGTCATGGCCGTACCTGAGTCCATAGCCATGCGGGACGAAAGCCCCGTGCTGAGAGAGCCGCCTTTACCTGACGGGAAAGAACCCTTGAGTCCTTTCTTTTTCATTGCATGATTTCGGTTCATGACGTTCCTCCTAGTACCAGCCAATAAAGACTTCCACCGTACCAGTTCCTGCCGGAGCGCCACCCGTGGGGGCGATAACCGTAACAGTGATCTGGTCCAGACGACCATCATTGGTCGCGTTGGCGTAGTCCAGAGCGATGCCCGTACCCAGATCATCTCCAAGTACGTGCAGGGAAGCACCAGCGGCGATAACTGTGGCCAGAAGGTCACCGAACTTGTCAGCATCCGTGCCATCTCCAAACTGGAGAGCACCCGGAGTGGTGTCAGCGGTAAAGGCTACAGTAGCGCTGGTGATAGCGTAACCAAGGATGCGTGCACCAGAGACATCTGAGGGCACAGGAATGGTGAAAGGTCCACCACTCGTGAAGTCCACAGAGCCAAGGTTGTACGACATCAGGTCTGGTTGATCGTATGATCTCATTTCTAAATCCTCGTATTAAAGGGTGGCTGACCTAATCTTGTGGCGGAAAGGCCATGCACCACATTGTGATTAGGCCAGCCACCACAGACCAGTTATCAGACAGCGCTTTCCCATTTCATGATGCGGCAATTCTCATACCCGTTGGTTGCATCACCAGCGTGCACGATGCCGAACCCACCCAAGTAGTACCACGCAATACCGCGGGACCGACCAAAGTCTGTCGGAATCTTACCGCGAATCTCTTCAGGAATGGCCACAGCCTCAGCCACGGTATCTTCACCCAAGAAGAATGCCCAGTCAGATGCACCATTGTTCCATGCGTCCGGGGTGCGGAAGTCCCACGTGGTGGAATCCACAGCGCCACCCTTGGCAACGTGCGTCTGCTCAATGAACCGCACACTTTCGTAGCGTCCGATCTCACCGTTCATGACGTGACGGAAGCCCGTCTCAACATAAATGCTGATAGCTTCCAGATCATTTTTGAAGGTGCGGAACGTGGTTGGCCACGCGATGCAGTAGTAGTCGTCTCCCATGTACGGAGGAATGTTGCGCTCCTTCATGGCATCAACGATGTTCTTGACGTGTTCCTTGGTCATCGCGTTGTTGTTGGTCAGCGTGCAGCCTCCCTCTTCAACGGTGACGGCAGATGCGTCTGTGGGGGTGACAGTCAGCCCGGTCAGGTTGAACTGTGCGTGAGCTGAGCCATCCAGCGTCTCTTTCGCATCAACCTTGAGGACTTTCTTGATGACTTCTTCCACCGGGTGGCGGGACAGGTCGTCCAGCTTGCCAGTGTAAGGTACGGAGTTACCGTATTCAGTGATCGACAGGCTTGCCTGCGTGATCGTAAAGTTGGTTTCCGGCATCGGGGACTGCTCGTTCAGGGTGCCGCCACCAGTCTGTACGCGGCTATACACGTTCCAGTTGTACTGGTCACCTGTGTTCAGACCCTTCTCCATCGCATCCCGTGCATCACAAAGCTGACGGAACTTGACGGCAGGGAGCAATTCGACGCGGAGCTTGTCAGACAGTTCGTCGGAGTACATAAAGCCACCGAGAACGTCTACTGACCATAATTGTCCAGCCATTTGTATATCTCCATTTCGTTAAACATCCCTCAATGGAGCTGGCTGGTGATGCGGGGTTAGTGCCCTTGCATCTTTCGCAGCCTCATAAAATGCTCCCTACGTGAGGGTACTTTTATTTCAGGTTTGGCCGTCGATGGTGCTGGTGCGTCTGCTCCAGAGGGCTGAGGAAGCTTGCGTTTGCGTTCGATGCGGGTCTGACGTTCCGTCTCGATCTCGTTGGGTGCTTGCTTATCACCCCACTTGGACCAGAAGGTTCTGACTTTCATTGCCGCCTCACGCGCCATCTCTTTCTGAGAGCGCCCTTCGTTGGCTTCATCAGCGACCAGAGCATTAAAGTTGCGTCTGGCCAGCTCAAGTGCATCAGGCTCATTCATGATGTCCTTGAACTCCGTCTTCATCATATCGTTCGCTTCACGCATGTCAGCCTCAAACTGCTGTCGCAGGTCTTCCTGTGTCTCCGTGTGGAGATCGTCGGAAGGCTCCGGCGCTACCGTTGGCTGTGTGCTGGCTGGTTTTGGGGGTTCAGGTCTTGACTGAGCAATCTCGCTGATTGCCTCGTTGACATTTTCCTCCGTGCCATTCAGCACTGCGTCTAAGAGCTTGTCTTTCATGCTCTCAATGTCAGCTTCGTCAAGACCGTCCGTGGATGGGTCTCCGTCTTGCTGGGAACCGCGTTGCTCTAACTCTTTCAGCGCCTTATGCGCCCTGTCTTCTAGGGTAGCAGCACGCTGTAGTTTGATTGTCGCTGCGCGATTCTTTTGGTAAGCAGCTATTCCACCTGCATCATCAATGTCCTGCTGGGGAACCGCGTATTCCTTACCAAGGATTACAACTGGAACGATAGCCTCCGGGTCCGGTGGCGTCAAGGAATCAGATGCACTGTCCGAAGTTTCGTTCGTGCTTTCCACTTCGGGTGCCGCTTCTTGCTTCTTCTGTGCCGCTTCTTCAATGCCCTCCGCCATCATCTTGGCTGCGGCTACCCGCTCTTCGTAATCTTCGACATCATTGGTGCCGGGTCGATTGGTGTCAATCTCAGTGGCTGGTGCCTTACCGCCTGCGGCCTCTGCATTCATCGCATTGATCAGGGCCACATCTGGTGAGCCTTCCACATCCCGGCTAATCAGCTGCTCCCGATTCTTGCGTGATTTGTCGTACAGCGCCTTGCGTGCTTCCCGTGGGTCGGTTGTACCCATTGGCATAGCCTCATCGCCTGTCGGTACGATGGTCTCCCCATCAGGTATCAGCTCATTGGGAATCTCCTGCTCCTCAGCTGCCGCAATCTCTGCCGCCTCTTCCCGGTTCAGTTGGTCTTGCGTTTTTGGTTTATTCATTCTCCACCTCTAACTGCCTCTCGGCCTGTTCTCCTTGGTCAATCGTTGTTTGTATCCAGTCTAGCACCAGTCTTGCGGCACGAGCATCCCGATGAGCGTTAACAGCATCCAGCCCTGTCGGATCAGCTGCCAGCTGCCATGCAATACTGCATTCATCAATTCTCTTCGTGACATGATCCACCAGACGGCGAACGGTGCTACTTTCATCTTTCAGCTCCCTGAGAAGGTCATCCATGCGGATAACGTCACGCATGGACTCAATGTCTACATCATGTTCAGCCCACTCATGGATGGCACGTACCTCGCCCTCCACATACTCTTCTTCAGACCGCTCCGGCTGGCCCCGATAACCGTCCAGCGCGTCAACTGCTGACACGAGCGATCACCTCATCAGTGGTGTCCTTCTGAATCTGTTGCCCGCCTTCGTGCTGAGACACCACCGTTTCAAACACACCATAAGCCCATGAATGAGTTTGGTGCACGATGGTCAGGGCACAGGTCGAGCAGCACGCTGCCTGACTGTTGAGCTGTGATGTGACAATAAGAGGAACCTTCGTCTTGTGTTCACCACAGAACGAACAGCTGTCTGTTGGTGATGCGGCCTTTCTGGGTTCTGCCATTACTCGTTTTCCTTCTCCCACCGCTCACGCTGGGCGCAACTGGTGAATGTCTTGGGCTTGACCACCTTCTTGGTGACCTTCTTCACTACCTTTTTCTTGCTGACCTTCTTCTTTGCCATTACGCCACCACGGGTGCTGTGGCACCGTCCACGATGTTGTACAGGTCAGTGACTACCCAGTTGGAACCGTCCCATTGCAGCAGGGCGCAATCGCCCACGTCAGCAAAGGTGATGGTGGTGCCGCTGGCGAAGTGATCCGGTGTCAGTACCGCATCACCCACATCAGCCACCATCTGGATCAGCTTCAACTGGCCCGCCACCACTCCATCAGCCAGCGTTCCTGTCGCTGCGCCCGTGGTTGTCCAGTCAGTCTTGTACACAGTGGCTGATACTGCGCCCGTGTCTGACAACGCCTGTGGTGACCCGGATGGCATGGTGGTTGGATTGCTCCGATGAATAAACGCTCTTGGTTTCATTACTCTATCCCTCCTTGAATGGGATTGCTCCATAGTCACCGCGGGCTATCACTCCTGCCTCGTCGGTGTCGCCCAGCTTCGGCGTGCTGGCAATACGCTTGCCCTGCTGTGGTGCTTTTGGCTCACTGGCCTTGGCCTCACGTGGGTTCGGTGGGCTGGGGTTCTTGACGTTGGTTGCCCCGCCACCTGAGCCGCCTGTTGGCTTCCCGCTCTGGGCATCCACCTTGTCCTGTGGCTCTGGCTTCTCCAGCTCACGCCCCACAGCCATCTCTACCTCCTGCTGGGCCAGATCATACTGGCGCTCATCCATGGCAATGGTGTGGTTCAGTGCAATGCGCTGCTGTACCAACTCCTGCCTCTTGAACTCATTCTGCTCCTGCTTGATCTGGTGCTCCAGCAACGCCTTGCGCCACTGGTTCTGCTCCAGCTCCCGCTTCATGTCAGACTGTGATCTCTGCCGCATGTCTTCGATCTGGAGCTTGCCCTGCTCAATCATCTGCTGCTTCTGCATGTCGGCCTGTATCTTCTGACCTTCACCTTCCAGCATCTGTTTCAGCTGTGCGTTCTCTTCTTTCAGCTGCTGTTTCTCTGGGTCTTCCTTCTCTGCCTCACGGTCAGCAAGGTGCGGGAAGAACCGCTCAGCGCTCTTGTAGCCCACCGCACCCAGCACCTCGGTGGCTATCTCCTTGTCATCAGCCTTCATGATCAACTCAGGCTTCACCTGTGCCAGCGTCTGGAATGCCATGGCCACCTTCTGCAACCTGCGCTGTGGGTTGGTCGCACCAAAGCCCACATTGACAGTGACACGCACAGGTATCTCCATCATCCTAAACACAGATTCTGCGGGGATGTTCATCCTCTGGCCGACGATGGTCATCAGCACTGCGTCTGACTCCAGTGCTCTCTCCAGCTCCATGATTTGTTGCAACACAGGCTCTACCCATGTCTCAGAGAATGTCCTGATGGTCATCTCGGTCAGCTGGTTGGCGTCCTCCTTCATCATCTGGGTGTTGCCTACCCGCTCATTGATGTTGTGATTAGCTGCCACTGATGACTGGCTGGATGTCCCAATCAGCTCGTCGAACTCGACACTCAGCCTGTCATGCTCTTGGAAGCTGGAAGACGTAGTGTCCGCGATCTGACGTATATTGACATCGTTCTGCGGGTCTTCCATAGCGGTAACACCACCCGCGATGTTCCGTAAGAGGCTGCGAACGTCCACACTCGTTCCCCTCTTGATGAAGTAGCGGGGACTAATGATATGCCTGATGTTGTCAATGCGGAGGTTGGTGATGTCATTCACTTCTTCCTGTATGGGCCTGCCCAGCTCCACCAGACCACTGGGATATGGCTTGTGTGTCTCAATCACGCACTGCCCGATCACGTAAGGGCGCTCCAGCAGCGGTGTGGTCTCTTCCAGTGGCATCGGGTCACTCAGCATGATCTCGGTGCCCAGTGATGCGTAGTACCACTCCTGTCCGTCGATCCGCATGTAGTTGTGATGCACCCAGACCACATCGTGATCCTCTACATCACTATGGCCCTCCTCGTAGCGGTCCTCACGGTGACCTTCCCGTGCCTGCCTCACCGGATCATAGTTCTGCTTCAGCGCTGAGCGGATGGTGGCCTTGTCCAGTACACGCCACGTCACGTCATATGGCCCTTGTGACCCCACCTTGGCCTTGTTCACGATGTCGCCCACATAGAATGGCTCCATCTCAATCAGGTATGGGCTGGTCTGCACCGGGTTACGCCAGTCAGCAGCTGGGCTGAATCGCATATTCTCTACTGGGATTAGGATGATGTCCGGGTGGTCCTTGATCACGCGGCGCTCAAACGTGGTGCGCGTGCCCATGGAACGCCCTGTCATCACGTCAGTCATCTCTTCCTCGTAGGCGTCTGTCACTTCCTTGAAGTTCCACACCTGCTTGGAGATCACCACACCCTGCTTCGCTGCGTCCTGTATTGCTCCCACACAGGTCAGGAACCACGGTATGTCGTTCTGGAGACGGTAATTCAATACCTCAGCATGTGTTTCAGCTGCTGTACGTTGGATTGGGTCACGTGAGTTGGGTGGTGTGCAGGTCAGCGCGTCCTGTGTAGCGAAGAAGGCTGCGGCTGTCGCTGCCTCTATCTTACGCACTGAAGATCGTGTTTTCGGCCTGAATAGCCTACTGCGCTTCATGTACGCTTCTTCATTGTACCGTGAGCCGCGTGGGTGGTCGCTGTTGAACAGTCGCATGTTGTCTTCCATGCGTCTACGTATTGCCACCTCGTACCAGTCACTGGACGACTCAAATGATGATCTGGCCCGCTTCAGCCAGAACTCATCGTTCTCCGGGTCACCTGACGCATCGTACCTGTCATCAGCCGAACCCTCGTTCGTGTATCCCTGTTCGTTGATCTCGTCTCGCTGCCCGTCTTCCAGTACAGCTTCGCTTCCATTCGACATGGGGCTGGTCATCTATTGGTCCTCAAGTATCGCCCCTCTGGTGTATCTACGATGCTCCACTCACCGCTGGCCAGCTTACTGGCAATCTCAGCATCGCGTTTCATCTTGCTGTCTGGCAGGTCGCTGATGTCAGGGATCATGTTCTGCCTGCTGTCCCGCGGCGCATTAGCCACCTCAGCTGGACTGAACCTGTCTGACAGACCGAACCGTCTCAGTATCTCTGCCCCTGCCCTGTGTGCCTCACGCCTACTGGGATCATTCATGATGTCAATCATGCGTATGGTGTAGGCAAACTCTGTATGACAGTGCAGGTTGAAGATGTCAATGACTTGGCCAGCGTTGTTAGGCTTGATGGCCCACTGGTATCCCGGCCATTGGTTAGTGAGGATGGCGGCGATGTCCTTACATAGAAGGACAGTGCTGGCGCTGTAACTGCTATCGAAGTCCTCCGGGCGTTGAATGACGCCTTCTGCCTCGGCCATAGCCTCCTTGCGCCCCGGTGCGTGGTTGCGGGTTACCCGCTTGATCATCGCAGCCGGGTCAAACGATTGCACGTTATCAGTCATCCTCGGATTCTACCACAGCTTTGCTCATCCTATAGTTAGGTATCTGAGGGCGTCTGATGCACCAACGCCTTACGTGCAACGCTTATGATTTCGTCATAGGCGTATTCAATACAGCCTTGATCAACTTAGAAGATACCGCGCCATATCTTGCAATGCAGCTTCCAGTTCCGCAACATCATCACAAGGCTCTTTGCCGTGGTACTGTTTACAGCGATTACAGGCTTGCTCTACACGTAACCGTTCTTCCAGTTCTTTGATGCGCTTGGTTAGACGTTCAATAGTCCCAAGTGTCACTTGCCTTGCGTGGTTGTGATCTTCAGCAATGCGATCCCACGCTTGTATGCAAGCGTAGGTTTCTGGTTTGCGGTCACTCATTCCTGCTCTCCAATATGGCCCGGAGTTCGTCTGAACTGACCCACCCACCATCTGATTGTACGATTGCCTGATTGTCGTGGCGTGTGATCGTACCTCGGTTATCCGGCAAAGCCTTAATCTCATTAATCTGCGCTTCCAGTTCAGCGATGCGCCTATCCTTTTCTGCAATCCACTCCACCACGTTTTCAGCGGTATCGTTCAGGATGCGCCACCGTATTCCGGGCGATGTTGAGA